CTACGCACTAGCTGTATCATTTTGCGTTTAGTGCGTTTACCTGCTATTTCATGCAAACGTACTGCATGGCCAGCAATTATATCACACTCTTTTGTGATTAATGTTTTAGCACAGTATCGAAATTGAGTCCAATCTTCTTTAAGAAAAACGTTGATAGGAATCATCCTATTTGATTCCCACCACCATTGATTTGCTAGTTCTAAAAACAGTTTTTTGTGATCGTCGGTTTTTAAACTATTATAATCGTATATCGTAGTAACATCTACATCTTGATTTTGGACTATGCATACATATTCAATATCAGAATAACGGATAATAGCAAAAAAAGGATATTTTTCTAATAATTGTTGTAAAGCTTCTTCCATGCCAGTTTTACTTAGTTCAAAATAATCGTATGAATGATTGACTAGATTACAATTACTAATTATATTAAAGTGTTATGAATAGCATTCAAGAAGCCGTAAGATCTGTAATCCCTGCAAAGCATAAAAATGCTAGCAAGGGATGGATTAGTTTTAATGCACCTTGCTGTGTTCACAATGGTGAAACACAAGATAAGAAAGGTCGCGGCGGGCTGCATTTCGATAATGGGAAAGTTGTTTATCACTGTTTTAATTGTGGATATAAAACTGGATGGCGTCCAGGTCTGCATTTTGGTTTAAAAATACGCAAATTAATGC